CGTGATCGACAGGAGGTCGTGCACGTCGAGCCCGAGGATCGCCGCGGTCGTCGCGTCGTCGAAGAGCGCGAGGTCGAGCTCGAGCCCGCCGAGGAGCCACGCCGGGACCGCCTGGCGCGCGACGATGAGGTCGGCTCGCTTCTGCGCGTCGACGACGGTCGCGATCGAGGTCGACAAGCTGGCGCCGAAGAGCCCGCGCGCGTCGATCGACGCCGCGTCGGTCGCGTACACCTCGGGTTGTTCGGAGCCCTCCGGGGTCGGACCGTAGCGGAGGTGTACGTCGTTCACGAGCCCCTCGAGCGACGCCTCCCATCCGAGCCCGATCCCGACGTCGCACGAACGGAGCTCGAGCTCGAGCGCGGCGCCGCGGCGGTGCAGAGCGTCGGCGTAGCGGATCCGCCCCTCGCGGTCCTGCCACACGATCCCCGCGCCGTCCTCGGCGGTCGACTGTGCGAGCGCGAGCGCGGGCTGACGGTCGACGTCCCGCGCGAGCACCTGCACCGTGCCAGGGTCCGAGAGGAACGCGTCGGTCGGGAACCCGGCGAGCTGCAGGATCCGCGCGACGCGGGCGCCGTCGAGCTCCTGATTCCACGGGACGTCCCCGATCGGGCGCCGCCCGAGGCGCGCCAGGTCGCCGACGGCGATCACCCGCGGGCGCGGATGGTCGACGTCATCCCACCCGACGCCGAGGTCCGTCACCTCGCCGTCGAACCGCGTCGAGCTGACGCCGCCGAGCTCCGCCGTGAGCCTGACGCGGGCGCCGATGACCGCCTCGAGCGGGAGCGGTCCGACGAGCTCGAGGGTCGCCGACGAGGCGACCGGCTGACTCGTCGGGTCGTCCCGCCCGTGGTGGAGCTGCGCGGAGAGCACCTGGCACTCGACCGAGCTCGAGCCGAACGTCGCGAGCGCGACCGGGATCGTCATATCGCGACCGCCTGACCGGTCCGCGCCGCGTGACCCTCGAGGATGCGGCGGATCTGGCGCGCGACCGCCTCCGGGTCGAGCGCGCCGTACACGTTGACCTGAACCCCTGGCGACCCGCCCGAGCTCGCGCCGTACGCGGCGGGACCTGGCGCGGCGCCCGCCGCGCTCGCGTTCAGGAACGGGAGTGACGGGAGCTTGATTCCCTTCAGTGGGTTGAGCTTCGCCATGAACGCGCCGAGCTTGTCGATCGCTCGCGTGAGCCAGGAGACGAGCTGCACGAGCCAGCCGACGAGCGTCCCGAGCACCTTCGCGACGATCGAGAGCGCGCCCGCGAGGAGTTTCACGAGCGGAATCAGGAGCGGGAGGATCGTCACGACGAGCTTGGCGAGCTGCTGAATCACCGGCAGGAGCGCCGGGAGCACCTCGTCCATCACCGGCAGGAACGCCGAGCCGACGGTCTCGCCGATCTCGCCGAACGCGTCCTTCGCGGCGACCTTCATCCCCTCGGAGCTCTTCGCGTAGGTGTCCGCCTGACCCGCGGCGAGCTTGGTCGCCTTCGCGAGCGCGTCGGCCGAGCTCGTGCTCTTGCCCATCCCCGGTAGGAGCTTCTCGAGCGCGCCGGTCTGTCCCGCGTGCGCCTTCGCGACCGCCTTCGACGCGGTCTCGAGGTCGACGTTCGCCCGCCGCGCGACGTTCTGCGAGAGCGTCAGGAGCTCGGTCGCCTGTCCGACGTCGCCGGTCGCCGTCACGAGCTGCTCGAGACCCGCGCGGACCTCGGAATCGCTGAACGCGAGCGCCTGACCCGCGGCGATCGCCGCGTCGACCTGCGCGGCGTAGTCGCCGTGCGCGGCGCCCGCGGCGACGATGGTCGCGGTCAGCTTCTCCTGCTCGTCGCGGTCCTGCGCCGCGGCGTCCGTCAGCTTGATGACCGCCGCCGCCGCCGCTGTCGCCGCGCCCGCGACCGCGAGCGCGGGGATCGGGAGCCCGCCGAGCACGTCGCCGAACCCGCCGAGCTTGCCGGAGCTCTTGTCGAGCGCCGCGTCGAGGTTCGACGTGTCGCCCTTGATGTCGACCGTCAGTCCGACGCCCACGGCCTACCGCCCGCCCGCGTTGAGCTTCTCGACCATCGCCTCGGCGGCGTCGCCGTACGCCTCGAGCTCGGCGAACGTCACCTGCGCCGCCTCGCGCGGCGGGAGCCCGGTCGCGATCGCGACCTCGACGACCGCGCGCGCCTCCTCGTCGACGTACGGGTCGTCGACCGCGTCGAGGTCGAGCTCGACCCGCCAGGTCTGCGCCTCCTGCCAGGTCGCCGCGGGTTCGTCGCGGCGGACGAGCTGCCAGGTCCACGCGTACAGCATCCGCGCGGCGAGCTCGAGCTCGGCCGGGTCGGCGTCCTTGTCGACGAGGGTCCGGAGGAGCCGCTCCGCGTCGCTCTGGCGGACCTTCGCGATCGCCTGAGCCCGCGCGAGCTCGAGGATCGTCAGCCGCTTGAGCTGTCCGAGCGAGACCGTCACGCGGCGCGGTTCACTCAATGCGGAACCCTCGCGCCTTCGCGCGCTCGAGGATCCCCGCCTCGAGCTCGGCGGCGAGCTGCACCTGCTCGGCCTCGAGGGTCCGCGCGACCATCCGGACCGCGCTGATGCCGCGGAGCTCCGACCCGTACTCGATCGTCGCGGCGTAGTCGCGGTCGCTCGTGATCGAGCCCGAGCTCGGCGAGCCGGTCGCGTCCCACGAATCGCGGAGCGCGCCGGTCCGGACCGGCGTCAGCTTCGCGACCGAGCCGAGCCGAGCCCGCGCGACCTTCTCGTGGGTCGAGCTGAGGTCGGCGACGTCGTCGCGGAGCTTGTCGAACGCCGCCGCGGTCTCGGGTCCGCCCGTGACGGTCGCCTTCGCGACCACCGCTACGCCGCCGAGGTCTCGAGCTCGAGCTGCTCCTCGGAGCTCGCCTCGGAGCTCGCCGTCGCCGGGAACGCCGCGACCGCGAGGGTCGGCTTCGACGCACACGGCATCGTCACGTCGAGCTCGGCGTAGGTCTCGGCCTCGCCGCCGTAGTTGGGCGCGACGAGCGTGATCGTCCCGGTCATGCCCGGAGCGTCGTCGGAGGGGACGACGGTCGCGTCGCCGTGCGCCTGATAGGTGAACGTCGCGAGCGCGCCCTCGTTGTCCCACAGGAACCGCGCGAGCCCGGTCGCGCTCCAGTCCTGAACGGCGACGACGTGCAGCGCGTAGGAGCTCCGCCCCGGCTGACTGAACGAGCCGTCCGCGCAGAGGGTCTGATAGGTGATCACGTCGCCCGCCTTCGACTCGATCGCGCACAAGTGCGCGTCACATTCGAACGGCGCCCCGGCCGCGGCCGCGAGCTCGAGCGTCAGCGTCACATCGCGCATGAAAAGCGGGGTCGTCACGGGAGCACCTCCTGAGCTGGTGTCGGGGTTCGGAGCTGAACGGTCGCGCTCGACGCGGCGTACTGCGCGCCGTCGACGCTCGTGTCTGTCGGTCGGGACCACGTCGGGAGCTCGAGCCCCTGCACGCCCTTCAGGAGCGCGACGTCGACGTCGTCGACGAGCTCGGCGAGCCGCTCGATCGCGCCCGCCGTGTCAGTCCGTCCGGCGATCGCCGTCAATCGCCAGCGGCCGACGCGGACCTTGCCGAGCGACCCGATCCCCGCCCACGGGTCGCCAGGTTCGACGAGCACGACGGGCGCGGACCACTTGCCCGTCGTCGACGCGTTGAGCCCGCCCGCCTCGAGCGCGGCGAGGATCGCCGAGCGGGACGCGAGGAGGCGACTCACGCGAGACCGGGCGTCGCGTAGCGGTTCAGGATCGGCCGAGCCGCCTCGAGGTAGTCCCGAGCGACGCGGATCGCGGCGCCCTGTAGGTCGACGTAGCCCGTGATTCCGAACACGGCTTCGCGCCGCTTGTACGCCTCGACCCCGGCCATGCTCGCGAGCCAGAGGAGCTCCGGCTCGGTCCCGTCGACCTCGGCATCCTCGAGCACCTCGTCGATGCCCGCGTTCACGGCGCCCGCGCAGAGCTCCGCGTACTCGAGGTCGTCCGGCGACGGCGACGCGGGCGCGCCGGAGCGCGTCAGGATCGCCGCCGCCGTCGTCCAGTCCGTCACTTCGACGAGCGCGTCCCGGCGACGAGCGCGTTCTTGACGATCCCCGCGGGGATCGCGATCGCGTCGGCGAACATCCCCCACACGGCGACGTTCTGTCCGAGCTTGGCGACGTCTTCGGCGCTGATCGGGAACGGTCCGTCTTCGTGGAACCCGGCCGCCTCGCCGTTCGTGACGAGGTGCGTCCCCGCCGTCAGGAACGGCGCTTCGATGACCGGGAGCCCGTTCACGCTGATGCGGAGCGACGCCGCGTCCGCGGTCCCGCTGATGTTCGACGTCCCGTACATCGACGGAGCCAGGTCGCGGAGCCCGCCGATCCTGACGAACTCGTCAGGAGCGACGAGGTCGACGGTCGCGGGCGAGCCGGTCGCCGCGTTGACCTTCGCCGACGCTTCGAAGAGGAACGCGCGGACCGCGTTCGCGTCCGCGCCCGCCGCCAGGACCGCCGAGCCGGTCGCGCCCGCCTCGAGCGCCGCCTCGAACCTGGCTTCCGTGAACCGGTTGTACGCGAGCGTCAGGATCCGAACGTACGCCTCGCGGTAGGCGGGCGAGCTCCGCCGGATGAGCTGGTAGCTGACGTCCGAACCGCCCGCGGCCGTGGTGATCGGACTCGAGCCCTTGAGAATCTTCACCTTGACCGACGCGATCTCGCTCTTCTCGGCGAGCTGCGCCGCGACGATCGTGTCGAGGTCGAGCGCGGGGTCGAGGTACGGCCAGTCGAGCTCCATCCCCGACGCCCCGAGCGAGCGAGCTCCGCCGAGCGCCGTCACGGCGGGACGGCTGAACGTCCCGATTCCGGCGATCGTCGAGACCCACGACGGCGGGACGACGCCGGGGTTCTCTGTCGTGATCTGATCGGCGAGCGCGCGAGCGAGCACGGGGTCGCCGTACGACGCGTCGAGGTAGTCGCCGAACGTCAGGAACCGCCCGAGCGGTCCGCCCGACGACCCGCCCGAGCTGCGCGCCTCGAGCCGCGTCATGCGCCCGACGAGATCCTCGCGGAGCTCCTCGATCGCGGCGGAGCGGGCGAGCACCTCGACGCGTGCACCTGGCGGCGTCGGCGTCGGCTCGGGATCCGGGGTCGGGTCCGGGGTCGGGTCCGGGGTCTCTGTCACGGTTGGCACGGTTGCACTCCTCACTCCAAGCACTTCGGCGCCCGTGTAGGCGCCCGACTCGACGATCCCGACCCGCCGCAAGGTCGCGCGGGTCCGCTCTGTCACGCCGTCACGTGTGAACCGCGACCCGCCGTCGACGGGTTCGAACACGATTGACACGTTCCGGTACACCCCGTCGCGGGCGAGCTCGAGGAGCTCGTCGCCGTCACGGGTTCGGCTGACGCGGAACGACGCGTACGGTCCGTCGTCCCGCTCCTCGAGCGCGATCGCTCGACCGGCGAGGCGAACCCCTGGCGCGGCGCCATGCGGTCCGATCGCCTCGAGCGTGATCGTCGCGGGGTCGAGCCCGCGGAACGCGCCGCGCGCGAACCGCTCGCGACCCTGCGGGGTCTCGGCGACCGTGTCCCACCGGAGGAGCCGGACGTCGACGATGCGCTCCGACTCGGAGCGGACCTCGAGCTCGCCGTCGAGCTGGCGCGTCAAGAGCTCGTGCGTCATCGAACCGTGACCTCCTCAGGAGCGGGCGGAACGGGCGCGAGCTCGGCCGGGGTTCGCGGCGTCGACTCGACCGGGAGCCCGCGCCCGCGGCGGACCTCCTCGAGCGTGTAGATCCCCGCGTCGATCGCGGCGGCCTCGGTCGTCACGCGCTCCGCCTCCGCCAGTCGGAAGAGCTCGCCGAGGTCGAACCGGACGGCTTGTGTCGAGGGGACGAGGTCCGAGAGCGACGCCTCGATCGGCGACAGGTACTCCGGCTGAACCGTCACGCGAACGAGCGTGTCGAGCATCCCCTCGATGTTCTGATACGTGAGTGACGAACCGTCGACGGGCGCGAGGAGGAGCTCGGCCGGGACGATCCCCCATATCCGCGCGACCTCGAGCACGCCCGCGCGCCGGGTCTCGAGGAGCTGCGAGCTCTCGGGGTTGCCGCTCGACTCGATGATGTCCCAGCCCGCGCCGATCACCCCCGGCGAGTGTGCCAGGTGATTCGCGACCCACCGCTCCTTCGCGTCCTTCGCCTTCGTCCCGTTGAGCTCGCCCGAGTACTTGAGCGTCACGCTCGGGACCGCCGATGTACTGAACCACTCGGCGGCGTAGAGCTCGGCGGCGAGGATCCGGTCGAGCGCCTCCGCGTTCGCGTCGAACTTCGACGGGACGAGGAGCTCGCCAGGTCGACGGCCGGGGAGCTCGACGTGCACGAGGTCGCGACCTGGCACGAGCTCGACGCCGCGGACGTTGTCGCGATAGCGGCGGAAGAGCCCCGACTCGTCCCACGAGACCGAGACCCGGTCGAACGGGAGCACGACGGCGGTGTCCGGCCAGCCCTCCGCGTTCCGACCCGTGACCGGGAGCCACACGAACGCCGACGAGC